TAATCTTATTATAACAGATTTAACTCAATCTGTCAAGCAGCTGTGCCTGACTAATATATTCTAAATTGATGTCCTCTTGTGCTGTAAATACGTCTATTTTACGATTTGTAGGACTATCGTTTAATTCTTTGTTTACTTTGTAAAACTTAATTTTAGGGTTTAACTCCATTAGTCTTTTCCATTGTAACTCCCAATTACCTGATGGAGTTGGTTCAAATTCTGAAGCAACATAGTTGTCTGTGCTTTTGTACACATTGTTAACTGTATTTGTATCAGATACTAGATCATGGCCTATCATATAAATCTCATCTGGTTTTTCTAATTTAGAAGCAATGTAACCTGTTGTAGGTCCACATGCCCAACCATCATCAACACCATCTGGTTCACATTCTCTTATGTCATAAGATTTGTCAGGTTGTTTTATCCATGAAACATAAACATGAGCATTATGTACTTTCTTTTTTATACGTTCTCTATCACCACCTTGTTCTTTGGCCTTTTTAAGAATTGTAACAATACCGTCTATTGTAGAACCATGTGTAACAAATTCTTGTGACTCACCTTGTTCATTTGATTTAATTAAATCAAAATCTTTTATATCTTCAAGGTCTTGTATTGACGCCATACCTTCTACAATACTTTGATATAACATTGTAGGTACTTTTGTCCATGCTCTAAAATAACATGGTATCTTTTGTGCAACACCTGAATGATATACTTCATGTATCATACCACCATCAACTGCTGTTAGTACATCTATTAAGTCAGCATGATCTCTATATATGGCATTACAACCATATAATTTACCATGTGACTTTAAGAGATTTAAATCTAAATCTTTTCTACTTTCACCATTACCTATTAAAAATACACGTTTCATCTTGTTATTAAATTATCAGGTTTATCTATAGGCATACCAGTTCTATCAAACCATTTGTTTTTTACATTGTAAACATAGCCCAAAGAACCGTCTGATAGTTTGATTGATTTCTTATCAATCTTACCATCGTAGGTAGAACCATCTTTTAAAACTAATTCTAATGTGCCGTGTAGGTTTTGATAGATTCTATCAATTGTTTTATCACCATATTTGTTTGACTCTGGTATCATACAAACACCTCCTTCATAATAAATTTACATTTTGTTATATTGAAATTAACAAATGGTTTTAACTTGGTAATCTTAAATGACTTTTCAGGCCAGATAATAGTTTCAGCAATTTCTTTATCCCAATTTTTACAAAACGATAAAATTTTATCCAGTATGATGAATGTTTGTACTCCGATTTGTTCAGAAAGAAGTAACCGTAGCAATCTTGGATGTTGGCCATTAGATACACGAAACACATCATCAAAAGAAATCCTATCACCATCAATGATATTACGGACCAATAAGCAATCATTTCTAAAATTATACGTAAATGCTTGATTAAACTTCTTCCACTTTGTATAATTTGTTTCTCCATCTGCTCTAACTAAATTCCCTATCCAAGTTTTTGAATTGTGAAAGAAATTACATACAAAATAATCTAACATTTCTTCCTTACTATATTTAGTTGTGAGTTTATGAAAAAAAAATCTATCATTACGTTTTAAAAATGTATTAAATGTTGAGTTAACTTTAGCATTGTGTTTATAAAAATCATAACTATCGGAAGTAAAGTGTAGTTTAATTGCCAAGTATAATGTATAAGCTTCATAACTGTTCATATATAAATTTTGCTAATGCTTCTTGTCCTTTTGCGTTAGGGTGTGTATCTAATTCTGATATTCTATGTTCGTCAAATAACACTTTGTTTGACATATTATAGCCATTCAATCGTTGAGCTGTGGGCCAACCTATAAAGTTATGATTTATCATATTGTAGTATGGACTTTTCATTATATGATTGGTACATTTTATTTCACGTTCACTTAACCATGTTTTTTCATCATTTGTTAAATGTTGTCTTTTATTCATTATAGGTATTTGTTTATCAGGATCATCAGGATAGTCCTCTATTCTTCTCCTCATAAGTTCTTGCCAATAATAAGCATGAAATAAAGGTAACATACTAAATTGTTTATAAGGTATTTTTAAATATTCACATATATTTTGAAAAGTATAAAAATATCTTATCGATCTATCAATTAAATCTGTTATATATTCTTTAAAAAATAAAGCTGGTCTTTCATTTTCACCATATATATGAGTTCTCCATATTCTATTACTTACATAATCACGTCTGTTAGCAGTTGACCAAGCTGCTATACATAATCCTATATCTGAAGATTCAATTGTCTGAAGTTTATCAATTATTGTACTATAAATGTATTCTTGTCCTGCACCGCTCATAGCTAAATTGACACAATCCATATCTAATTTTTTAGCAAGTATTTCAGGCCACTTGGGCCAATCGCAATCTAATTTAGGATTTTGTAAAGATATATAGTCTTTTTCTGTATAACTATCGCCACTAACTAATAATATCTTTTTCTTCATATAGGTAAAACTGCGGTACTTGATTTTTCAACCATGTTCAGTTTTTGTGCCTCTTCTTTTATTTTTTCTTTAAGTGATTTGTTTATAAGTGGACCTACAGATGATAAGTCAATATCATTATCTTCACAGTATTTGATAACTGCATCCATATAAGGTATTCTTTGTTTCTTAACCATATCTTCTATGATTAAACCAAACTTTTTACTATTCATTAAATTCATACATTTATTATATCATTTGTGAATGATTTTGTCAAGCCTGTTTCTGTTACTCGGTACAGGCAAACCGTTTAGCAGTATTAAGCTGCCATCGCTAAATTGTTAGCATTTATAAGATGACTTTACGTTGTCAACGATTAAACTCCAGTAAGTTTTAACTGTGAATCGATCCTAGTTCCACCCCTTAAATTTCATTGTTTAAATGGTGGAGTGGGTGGCATTGCAGCCACGTCTTCTCCAGGCATTCTCTTACCTTCAACGTTTAATTCATTTGTGGCACTACTAAATCAAATGTATGAAATAAAATACATCTTTCAAGTCCACTTGGTATATCTAATACAGCAATTGATTGTGTATTATCTTCATTTACCATATAAGTTATCATATAAACTGGTTCACCATCTTCTACCATACCTGTTCTACCTAGTGTTAAGTGATATGGTTTAAATTTATAGTGATCGACATAAGTTTGTATAGCATTTACTGTACCACATAAAGCAGGTACCTGTTGCATATAAACTTCATTACTAAATTCTTCATGCTCGGCATAAACTACAGTTGCAAATAATATACTTAAAACTATTAAAATCTTTTTCATATTTCCCTTTAGCTGTTATGGTCGCAAGTAGGATATACTAAATCACCTTTTTAATTAATTCGACTATTGACTCTTTATTAACTATTTATATTATTTCTGTCAAAAAAGTCTTTAGTGTGTTTATAAAATAACTCTTGGTGTTGTTTTATCTTGTCTTCACCGTGTATCCATTCTTGTACAAAACCATCTTCACATGCAGCTAAAATTACTGTTTGTTCTATTTTTTTGTCAGGATAAATTTCTTCAAACATTTTTGCATATGCTGAACATTGTAAAAAATTAGCATAATTATAATCTTCGTCACGTCTTTTTGTTGAGGTTTTAAAATCAACTACAGATAGTTTACCTTTATATTCAGCAATACAATCAACTTGACCTGCAACACTTATCTCTTTTGAATACAAATATTCTTCTATACAATGTATGTTATCGAGCCTAGCAAGATAAGGTTTCATAATTCTAAACAAACCTAAAGGTGTAACAGCAGTTATACCTGCCGACTTGTCATCTTCATTTTTTAAATGATTTTCTATTAATGTATGGGTTGCTTTACCTCTATTGATAGCAGATGTAGAAATATAGTTAGCCATTTTTTCACCAACTGCATTTCTCCATGCCTGTATACCTACTTGTTTTTCAGGTATCTGTCCTAGTATTGAGGTAACGGAAGGCATATTAACGCCATCAATAGTATAATATCTTATACCATCTTGGCTCTTGCCTTTCACACCTAAACTTCTAGGTAGTTTTTCTTCATTCAGTTTTACATAATTAAACGCCATAATATACCTTCCTATTACTTAATATTATATACTCATTATATCACAATTTACAAGATTGTCAAGCTACAATGCTGTTATTTTAGTGTCGGTCCAAGGTAATTTTCTACCTAGTTCATCAAAAGTTGAGGTGAGTGATAAATTTTTAATTATTGTATTTCTCATTTCAGAATTTTTTATAGTTTGAAATATTATACTAAGTCCTGCCTTTTGTTTATCTAGCCAAGTAAGACCATATGATGAAAAATCACAACACAATGGTAAATATATTGATGTATCATAACCTCTTAAAGCCCAATGAAAGGCTCCTACGTTTTTATTATCAAATACACATCCTGATGTTTCTGTTCCACCAACTATGATATTTGTTATATGAGGTGCTATTTCAAATGTAGTATATTTTTTGATTATTTTACAAAATTCATCAATTGTTATATTATCATAAGCGTCGTTGGTTTCAATTGTAATATCGAATGATTGCCATTTTTCTAGCCTAGAAAACTCAATCATTGACATCAATTGTTTATCTTCTAGTTTTGTACCGAAATAAACAATTATACACTTTTCTCTATCAATGTTTCTTCTATTTAAAATGTCCAATAAAGCAATATATCTGCTGTTCATATAATTTTGATCTTGCAAACCAGGTTGGCCTTGAAAGTCAATCATTAATAATAAAGTATTTCTCACTATATACCTTTTTGCATATACAAGTCAATAATCTTGTTTTGCTCTATTTTTTTGTCATCATTAAGACGTTCAAACGCTCAGCTGGGATCGTACGGTTCATATACCGTCTTACCATCATCATTTCTGTATGCTCTTAATACTTGTTTTCTGTTGTCTTCAGCATTCTTATACGAACAATGAATCCAACCACTATTAGGTTCCTCTGGATTATGAAACTCTAATATTAGCTGATCAAAATCTAGGTTATCAATAATATATTTTGCTAGTTCAGCATTGGCCACACCAAAGATTTCAAAATCAGCGGCTTGGCCTTTTGCGTGCTGTGATTTCGCACTTGAACCTATTTTTAAACATAGTTCAGGACTTCTATATCCTGATGATACAGATACTACTTTGCCATAATGGTCCCTTACTTTTTGTAGGACATTATCACATAGTTTTTTTAAATTATCCATATGATCTTCGCTTGGATTATTACTAATACCATGTCTATCTGCTGTTTGTGAAGCAGTAAGTTCTTTAAGCGAAAAGTTTTTGCTTAGTTGCATTTAGTTTTTCCTTTGCTTTTAGTTTAACTTTTTTAAGGGTTCTAATTTCGAACCAACTTTGACTTGTTCGGTCGGTTTTTCTTTTTTCTTCAACTTCATTTACTGCTCTTTTTAGTTCTTTATGATGAGCCTTAACTTCTAACATATTTACCCCCTAGTTAGTTTTAACAATTTGTCCATCTGTGCCTTGATAATTGGTCCTCTATTTGGCCAATGTATATAAGGTTCATTGGACTTGGAAAGATTATATAAAAAAGGCAATACAATCTTTTCAATCTCTTTAAATCTTGCTTCTATATCAGCATTCTGTATATCTTTGTTTACTGTATCCTTTTCAGCAACAATCTGCATAATTTCACTCATAGCAGATTTAATATCAGAAACATCTGATTTAATTTTTGCTAATTCTAAATTTGAATTTTCTATTACACTTGGATCAATGGCTGGTTGTGTTTCTTCAGCTGGTTTTTGAGATACAGGAGTGAAACCGTAATCAACGTCTGTGTCAAACTCTCTCATAAAATCTGGTATATCTGCCATAGTTATTCTCCTTTATTGTTTATGTATTGAGTTTTAATTACTTTATTTAATACTGTTGTATAAGGATTAAAACTAAGGTCCTTATTAGCACAAGCTGTAAGTAATAATCCTACACATAAAATAGGCAGGACTTTCAAGCAGAAATGTCCTGCCATATTGAAAATGTACAATAAGCGGATTGACCTATTCGACTCAGGTATACGACCGTTGTGTTTCAGTTGCTCGCTCTGTACTATATTATTTATTTTTTGCACTTCGTCTAGCCTTGTATTTTTTAACTGCTTGTTCGGTTTTAACTTCTTTTACTGATCTTTTTCTATGTTGTTGTGCTAAAGGACTGTTAGGATGTGCTTCAGCAATTCTGCTTAAATTATCTTTCCAACCACCATCAGTTCTATAACTCATACCACTTACACCACCAACAATATTTACTGCATTTATAATTTGTCTGATGTGTTTATTTTTTAAAAGATAGTTTTCCATTTCAGAAATGGTCATCATCTCGGTAAACTCTTTACCAGTTTTTTTATTTTCAAATGTATAAAGTGGCATTAATTTAATGATAGGTGATATAGTAACTGATTAGTTGCTAAAAGCATATCTTCTAATATACTTTGCAAGTCTATTTGACCAGCAACTTCTTTATTGTTTGATAGTTCTTTAATTCTATCTGCTTGTTTTTTTACTTCAGCTTTTACTATTTGAACATCAGCATAATTTAAAATGCCTGGTCTTAATTCAGCACTAAATTTAATTCTTCTACCAGTTTTACCTTGATGTGTTTCAACAAACTCGTCAAGCATTTTATTAAATTTAATATAGTACTCACCTAAGCTTTCATGTTCAGAATATGACTTTGTTTGCCAATGATAAGATTGAATATCATTCAAAAAGTTAATATTTAATTGTATAAATTCTTCTATTTTACTCATATTATTATTTAGTATTTGCTATTTCTACTATCCTTTGTATTAGACTACCTAGTCCATTTTGTCTTTGCATTGTTAATAATTCTTTTATACCTAAAGGTAAAAAATCTTCAATTGTTAAACCAGCAACTTCATCTTTAGAACAATTGTTAACAAGATCAGTTACTAGTTTAGCTGTACCTTTTGTTATAAAGGCATCAGCATCTATTTTATATATCATTGTATTATCTTCTTTTGTTCCACCTATTAACCACAAGTTACTAGCACAACCACGTATTCTATTTTCTTCAGTTTTTACTTCATTTGGTAATGATGGTACATCTTTTGCTATGTCAATAAGATATGCAAGTCTATCGTGGCCTTGCAACATTTTAAGGTCATCACCTTTTTGTACTATTTTTTCTTTTAACATTTAAAATTCTACCGTAGTTTGGCCAACCAAATTTGTCAGGTGACTCTCCTACATATCTCCAACGTATAACTCCTGTATTAGGATTTCTTTCATAAATTTTAGGCTGTTCTATTTTGTTTTTTTTGTTCATTTTTAATTCCTTCAGCAAACCACTCTGGCATTTTAGCAGGTGATTTCCATGTAGCAAATGCTTGTTTTTTCATTATATAGTATTTACGATAAGACGCAACTACGTCACCTGGTATTTTACATTCATCTGGCATTGCTGGCGTAGCGTCTGTACCAATCACATCAACTTTAGCGTTTTCAGGTGGGTGTTTAAGTATGTCACCAAGTTTTTGAATAGTTAAATGGTCTTTTGTATGATTGTATCTTAACTTGTATTCTTCATTAAGAGCCATCATATGTTTATATAACCATATGTAATTATATGCTGATTGTAATACCCATTGTGTAGATGGATGATTTAACCAACCTGCTTTGTAAATAATTGCTTCTTCATTTGAATTATCAAGTTTCCATCTTTTAATATTTCTACCGTTCTTTGTTTTTGCCATATATTCTGTACCATCAAGCACACGTTTAGCAGTACACAACATTTGAGCAGACTCAAGTATCATTTTAACCACATGTTTATCTAAAAGCATTTTAGCAGCTTTTACTGGATCTTTATCAACATAAAATATATTCATTAGTGTACTAATCTCCTCATTACATAATCTTTCATATTATATTCATTTGCTAAATTCATCATCTTATTATACCACATAGATTTCATTTCGTCTGAAGTAGCATCAGCACAAGCTTTTGCTAGATTATCTAATCTATGTTTTTTAAGATTGTCTGGACCTTTTAGTCTTTTTATATCATTAATTGTAATCATAGTATATATTATATATTAATTTGACATTGAAGTCAAGCATCAATTATCCCTTTAAATACTTCTTTTTATACCACTTATAAAACTTTTTATCTGTAAATATTTCAACTATTTCATTAGCTGGCACTTGATCACTACGAATACAATCTGCCATATCTTGGTAATCGGTTATGTCTACCTTACGTGTCATTTTTTTATTCATACTATTTTCTCCTATAGTAATTAAAAGTCTTTTTCTTTTTATATCTTTTAAGTAAATCATCTAAAGCATTTGATTCTTTTTTTGGTTTTGGTTTTATTACTTGATATCCAATAATATAAGCAATCATCATACCTACAGTTGTAATCAATATGCCAAGTACACCTAATAATAATCCATCAGTTAATGTCATTTATATTCCTCTCTTATTTTTGTAATAATACTTTTTATTTTAGCAAAGTAATTTTTATCACTTGCATATGCATCCAGTGTTTCTATCAACATGTATGGATTATCAATACCTTCTTCTCTCATTTGTCTATAACCTTGATAGGCATGGTGATTGTTTAAGGTTTTAGTATAATGTAAAACACTATCACACTCATGTTCAAATACTTTAACGCCCCATTTTTTTGGTTTATCTTTCCAAGGTAACATATGAGGCTCTCTTAAATCATATGTACGAATACCAAATAGATTTTTACCCTCTATGGCAAATCTACTCATTCCCCAACCAGACTCTAGAGCTGCCTGTGCTACTAATAGTTCTAAATTGACTCTATTAATATCATTGTGAAAATGAATATACTCAACACATATTTTAACATTATCTATAAACATTTGATTATTATTATGTTCAAAGTCAGGCAATGATGGTACAGCAGCTTCTGCTCTTTGTTTACCATCAAGTGTATATCCATACCATACAAATGACATTGCTGTAACTACTACAACAAACATCATTGTTTTGATAAAAACTTTAAATTTTACCATCTTTAATTACCTTTTTCAAGTCTTTTATAGTTTTCTTTTTATTCATAGTAACAACATACCATTTATATCTAACTTTATGTTCACTACTAGGACCAAAAGATGGCACATCATATTCTCTATTAAACACAATAAGGTCTTGTAAATATAATTTAACAAGATCGTCAAGTATTGTTTCGGAATGGTTTTTTGGCACAGTAGGTGTCTTAAATACACCTTTGCCTTTTACAACCATTTGTAATATTTCTTTATGTTTTTTCAATAGTTTCATTATATACCTTTCTTTACGTAGTATTCATAGCCATGTTCTTCAAACTTCTTTTGAATAAACACAAGGTTACTATTATCTAAAAGTTCTCTATAACCTTTAAATATCTTTTTACTGGTTCTGCCTGGAAAGTTATTTAGGATGTCTTTGTGTAAATGTCCTGTATAATATAGTTCCCACTCACCTACATTGTTTTGTAAAACATAATCAATTATGTTTATGCCTTTTCTAATTTGTTGTTTTAACCAATCATCAACATGGTTCTTTTCATTTTTACTCATAATATAACTTTCTTCTTTCTATAATTGTAAACCAATATAGTTTACTTTTGGTGAAAAGGACCAGAACACATCATTGTGATTTCCTGTGTCACCTAGGTTTTGCATTTGGTACAAATGTACCATTTCATGGACTAACGTGTCCAAAAAATCTCTTTTTTCAGGATAGGCAGGTAACATTTCTAATTTATACATTCGTGTACCTTTTCTTTTCCACTCAAATGTAATGACTTGTCCTACACATTTCTCTCTTTTTAAATCTTTTATTTGAATCTGTCCAAATGGAGATAACTTGTTATCAAAAATAGCATTATTAAATTCTTTAAAATACTTCTTTATGTCTTTGTAAGTCGTTGTATATTTTCTTTTTACAGAAAATTCTTTTTTCAACTTTCTTTTAAGTTTCAGAGCTTTTGATTTTCTAGTTACTATTTTCGCCATTTAATAATTCCTCTTTGTATTTTTGATCTGTTTTTAATTTTAAATCAGTAACAACACCATCAAGTATTTCAGGTAAGTAGGCTTGAATAATATAAATCGAATCAATAACAAATTTGTGAGCAAGTTTTTCTAACTCTTGTTCTATAATATAGGAAGTATCAATATCTGTATTCTTTATAGTTTCAGATATAACATGACCAATAACAGCTGTGTTATAGTCGTCAGCTTTGACTAGACTAGATAGTCCAAACCATATAATAGAATTTAATACTACTATTGTTATCAAAAATTTACGCATTACGAAGTAACCTTATCGTAAAATGTATCTTGGATACATTCTTCTACATTGTGTTCATCAATACCTGTTAAATCAAGGTTATCGACTTTCATAACTTCAGCGACAGCAGTTTCTAAATTAATTAGATTATTCTTAAAATTTAAGATAATCTTATCAACTGTCTTTTCAGCTTCATCAGTATAATATTGTTTTACTTTTGACATAGTGTATTCTCCTTTTTTGTTGTTTTCATACTGCTACTATATCAGAAAATAGTATGAGTTTCAAGCAAAATCGGACAATAATTAGCCGTTTTTTATACTGTAAATCAAAGGGAATATAGGGTGTGACAAGTTATCAAGTAGATGTTCTACTTTTGTTCTACACCCTATAGTTGAATACTATAGAATCACTCTATAATATTTATGTTTTAGGACGTTTTGTAATCGTCATTCCAACCAAACGCTTCTTTAACCACAGCGTCTGTAAGACCTTTATATCTTTTATTAAGTTCTTTTTCTTTTACTGCGACCATCAGTTCAGCATCATCTTTATGCAAGCCTTCTAGCATTTGAATAAACATCATTTCTTTTTTTGTTTTTGAAAGAGCTGCGTCTGCACCTTTTACAAAGTGCCATAATTTTTTAGCTTCTGTGTATAGGGTTGTATGTTCAGTTCCTGCTGGAGCTTCATTGACCGTATATGGTGGGTTACCAGGTGGTAAATCCCATTCAATTTTTGAATCAAATGCACCTTTTAATACTTGTCTTAATGGAAGTGAGTCGTTTTGTTTTAAAACCTCGATCTTTTTAGGTTTGTCTTTTGCGTTATTTACTTTAGTTAGAATTTCGTGTAGCAATGGAGCAGATGATCCACTATATTGCATATTCATATTAGATGTGTTTGTTGGCATATTGCCCTCCTCATTTTGTTATGTAAGGGCGGCACAAGGCCGCCTCTACATTTATTTATGCGTTTTTAAAGAGAGAGATTACGCATTTTTATATGCGAACGGAGTCCCATATAATTTTTTAATACCAGCAGCGATAATCGCTTTTGTTGGTACACCCATTCTGTATGAAGTACCTTTAGTAGTTTGATTAACATAGATCATGTTTCCTTCTGATCTTAATGTATCAATTAAAGCTCTTGGTGAACCTAAATCGAATTTAGTTCTTAAAGACTTCCAAGATACTGGTGCACCTTTAGATAAAAGGTTTAAAACTTTTTGTCTTTTTGACATAGTTTTTCTACCTCTTGTAGATGTCTTTTTTGATTTTGATACAACTCTTAATGAGTCATTTGAGAATAATGATTTAAACATTTATTCACTCCTTATTATATAATGTGCCTCAATTAAACTATCAAATACTAGGCACGTTTTAGTATTTGTAGTATCCCAAAGTGCTTTATGGAATTCTTAAAATTTTGCATAGTCAATTGTAATAGCATATACGTCTTTGCCTTCACCTTTTGTTGTTATGGACTTATCTGCTTTTTCTTGTAAAGG